AAAATTAAGGTAGAGATTGATGAATAGAAAAAAGATTGCAATACCCAAGAAAGTAAAACATGAAATAGATAAATACCCAATGGTATCTGTCGAATGGTTTGACATTGTCTCGGACAGCTCATGGAGTAGTTTTTCTGATGTGAAGAAAGCAAAGTTAGCTACCTGCATCACCAAAGGTCATCTCCTAAGTCAAGCAAAAGGTGTAACTAGAATATTTGGCGATTACTCATATAACGATAATAAAACTGAAATTGAAACTATTGGAAATACTACTTTGATACCTAATTCAGTAATTAAGGAAATAAAAAAACTTAGTTAATTATGGCTAGTAAAAACAGAGAAAGTTTGTTGTGGCAAAAGGTTAAAAAAGCACTTAGTGAATCTTTTCTAACACGCATAGAATCTAGCACAATTAATGGAATTCCTGATGTACATGGTGTTCATAAATATGGAGTTTATTGGATAGAACTTAAATCAGACGATCTCAGTTATCCTAAGCTAAACAAGTGGCAAATCGTTTGGATAAATAGATATATTAAAGCTGGTGGTGTAGTTTTTATCTTGAAAGAGACCCCCTCGCAGAGACTCTTAGAACTCTACAGGCCGTTGTCCGTTTTCACTGATCCTCGGTCTCTCGTTCCTCGTTTCTCGTTCTCGGCCACCGGTCAGTGGTTGCAGCTGCAGGACCTGCTGCTGGAGGAACTGGGATCTCACGCAGCGTGATCCTCGTTCTCGTTTCCAGGCCACGTTACAATTTACCTCTTAGTTAGCGTGGCCCGGAAACGGGGCCGGAGCTGCAGGACCTCGTTCTCGTCCTCGGGTAAAACCTCGTTCTCGTTCTCGTTCAGGTAATGAACTGGCATCCCGTGCAGCCCCCATCAGGAGCTGGCTGCAGGATCCAGGTGAAGTTCCACTTGACATATATCCCATGAAGTCTTATATGTGTAATGTCGAGCAACGAGCGTAGCCTAGGGTGAGATGAGGGGCTATCGATATACTAGTATGCTAGTTATGTTCTCTCTCACTGCTCGGCACCAATAAAAGGAGAAATGATATGGCAGTCGACTTTGACGCTTTAGATCTCGTTCGTTCTCGGAACAAATCTCGGGCATACAACAAGAAACTAGATGAGCTCCAGCAGCAGGTAACCAGTCTTCAGGATCTGGTAACTGACGCTGTGGAAATGATAGAAAAATTAGAGGGCGACACGAATTATTGTGCTTACTCAAATATCATAAAAGAAAGATTTAAAAGAATTAAAAATAGCTCTTGACATATATCCCATCAGGTCTTATGTAAGGTCTGCACATTAGATGCATATGCAGGCAATCTAAGGTACCGCAACTAGTGTGCCGTGTTCGATTGTGGGGTTGTACTACACGTTAAATTGGGAAACCCTCACCTGGTCTCTTCTGAACCCGCTGATCAACGGTGTGGAAGAGACCTGGTTATAACTTAAGGAGAGCAATGATAATTATATACACAACCATCATTTACCTGGCCGTACTCTTCGGTACAGGAATCATTTCATTTAACATATAAGGAGGAAAAGATGACAACGTTAAAGAAGCTCGTGAAAGATATCAATGCTGAGAATGCACCACCTGATGGGTGGACCAAGCAGGACCAGCTGCACAAAGTCAAAAAGCTTAGGGACGGTTGGTACAGCTTTAGTGATTTAAATCAAAGCAAAAACTATATAAAGATAGATAGTTTGAGATGTGGAACAGATAGAAAAGCCATCAACCAAGCAAAACGCATATTGAAAGATAAACACGCCAATGTAGTTATCCTACAAGACAAACCTGCAGCTGGTAAAGTATACGCTCTTACTGGGGGCCCAGGCTCGCGCTGCATCGCGAATGGTAATACGTGGGCAGAGTCTGAGGTGATAGATCCAGCTCCAGCAGCAGGACGAACCGATGATCGCGGGACTAGTTAGTGCGTACATTTTCTTTCTAATTCTTTACCCAAGAGGGACTGGATGGTTCACCTTCATCCTAGCTCTCTCGCTCGTTGCAGCTGTCGGTTAGATCTCTCGCTCGGCATTAAGCCAGACTGGCGTTACCAGCAGCATCTCCTGTGAGCTCACCCCGCAGGGTGCACTGCTGGTGGGAAAATCTCTCGCTCGGTCTCACGAAGATTGGTTTGCTGATGAAAGAACTAAAATTATTGTGCACCCCTACGGGAAGTTCTGCTGGTAAGCCAAATGGTTTGCCTTTCTAGTTTAGAATGATTCTAAAAGATAATTGTTGCATTTAAATATGGGAGTTGATAAGAGAGGAGACAAACTAACAAATAGGAGAAAAGTTATGGGATTAGACCAACACGCACACATAAAAGGAACAGAGATAGATTGGGAAAAATATTTCCAAGATAGTGAATACTCTGACAAGGCAGGAGTTTTCGTTTGGCGAAAGCATGCGAGACTTCAAGAGTTCATGGCGAAGAAATGGGCAGAACAAAACCCTGCTGTAGAGCCTGAAGGCATGCTTGCACATTTAGGTTTTAATGCTGACCAAGAAGCACCTTGTTATATGACTAAAGAGGTCGTTCAAGAATTAGGGGAACAGATAGAAAAAGGTTTCTCTGATTATGTAGCCGAAGATGGATTTTTTTGGGGGCAACAATTCCAAGAGGAATCTGTTAAAGAGTACAAAGAGCAGGACATGAAGTTTTTAAAATTTTGCGAACAAGCCATAGATGAGGGCAAGGTCGTGGAATATTGGTGTAGTTGGTAATGCCAAAAGATAACAAGCGAGGCGACACAGTCGCCTCGCCTCGTTCCTCGTCTCGCGTTGAGAAGAAGGACATTGTCAAGAAAGGTGAACAACGCCAGCAGGAGTTCACCGAGTTCATCAAAAAAATGTTGGGGGGTTTAGACGCACAACTAGAGGTTGAGCCAAATGTTGATAGGATTAATTCTTTGTTGGATAAAAAAGATAAAAAAAAGTTAAATTAATTCTTGTATTGGGATTGCATAAGATATAAAAGGATAGGGCAAATCATAAGATTTGTATAATTTAACAAAGAGGTAAAAATGCCAAATGCAATAAAAAAGCTAAAGCAAGACGAGAAGAAACAAGTCCTTGCATATGCTCAATTAAAGCTAAAAGCAAATAGACTAAATAAAGAGTTAGATACATTAAAACAAAATGTTGTTAATGTATTTGATAGAACAAAGCAAAACTTGATTATTGTTCAAGATGAACATGGAAATAATTTTGGATTGCAAAAAATAAATCGTAAGAGAAAAAACTTTGATAAAGAAAATTTCAAAGTTAAACATAATGATTTATTTAACGAGTATCAAAAGGTTATTGAATACCAAGAGTACAAAGCAATAGGTGGTATTGATGGACTTAACTACAAGGAGATGAGTTAATGCCAAATAATCTAACAACAGTTGCTCAAACTTTATTAGAGAAAATCAAAGACACTAATGTTGCTGAACACAAACCTAGTGATAAGAGAACGACACAACTTAATTATGAGTTGATGTATAAAATGCTAGAAAGTGAAGTTGAAAAGCACATACTAGAAAATCAGGGCAACAGATGTGTTGACGAATTTAGACAAAACATACTGACTAAATTCCAAGACCTAGTTCAAATACTAATCAAATAATAATAAACTACACCTGTAGCGCTGACGCGCTACAGGTTTTTCTTCCAGGCAAGGCTCATTCAAACCACGAACATAAACAAAAAAACCGCGTAAAACCACGCGCGTTTTTTGGCACAGCTTTGCTGTGCAAAGAGGTTTACAAAGTAGGATATACACATATACTAGGGTCCCAAACGGTATGAACATAGAGCAACTCAACGAAGATGAATTAAAAGATCTAATCCTGAAGAAGCAGTTGGAGTGGATCAAGTTATGCCAGGATAATTTTTTAATTTTTGCTGAAGCTGTTTGGCAAGATTTTATTTACAGAAAAGAAACAAAAGAAAAAGGGAAGGGGCACCATCAGATTATTGCTGAGTCTTTTCATGAGATAGCTGATGGAGATGCAAAGAGGCTCATAATCAATATGCCTCCTAGACATACCAAATCTGAATTCGCA